CTTAAAGAAAATATTGTCAGCGGTAAATCAATGGTAGTAACACTCCCAGAGTATAAATTTATTTGTAGCTCAATTGTAGGTGGTATTCCATCTATTGCAGCTGGTATTGCTTTATCTATTAAGTTACAAAACAAACCTAACAAGGTATGGTGCTGGGTTGGAGATATGAGTGCTGAAACAGGTGCATTTCATGAAGCATACAAATATAGTGTTAATCATAATCTACCTATAACATTTATTGTAGAGGATAATAAAAAATCTGTATGTACTCCTACAGCTCCTATATGGGGTAGAGAGACACCATACTATCTTAATGAAAAATATAAAGGTGGTATAACAAGACAGCAAAACCTTATTTACTATCAATACGACAATACAATGTACCCGCATGCAGGAGCTGGTAAACGTGTACAATTTTAATATATATGAAATATTTTAATGAACTACAAAAAGCAATGACATTGCTTGCTGAGCATCCTGATACAATCTTTATAGGTCAAGCTGTTGAATATGAAGGTACAGGACTTTATGAATCTCTAGCACATCTACCTTCACATAAAAAAATGGAATTTCCTGTTGCCGAATATTTACAATCAGGTATTGTAAATGGTATGGCTATAGAAGGGATGATACCAGTATCTATTTTTCCAAGATGGAACTTTTTGCTGATGGGTACAGATCAGATTGTAAACCACCTCGATAAATTTGCTTCAATGTCGCGAGGTAAATGTACACCAAAAGTTATAATACGTGTAGCGGTAGGAAGTGAAAGACCTGTCGATCCACAAGATCAACATAAAGGTAATTTTGCAGAAGCCTTTAGACATATGTGCAAAACACTCGATATAATCGAGCTTAATGAACCAGAGGATATTATACCTGCCTATGAAAAGGCACTAGACAGAGTTGATGGTAGGAGTACTATGCTAGTTGAGTTTGGTGATTATAATAAGGAAAAATAAAAATGAATATACTCATTACCGGCAAGACAGGGTACTTATCCAAAGCACTTGTACAATTCCTATCTACCGATCATAATATTACATGTATTGGGAGACAGGACTTATTGTTAACTGATAAAGCCGCTGTCAATAAATGGTTTGAAGGTAAACATTTTGATATTGTATTACATACAGCTATTACAGGAGGAAACAGACTAATACCTGAAACGGATAATATATTATCTGATAATATAAAAATGTTTTTTAATCTTTTATATCAAAAAGATAAGTATAACAAGTTTATAAGCTTTGGTTCAATAGCAGAGTATGATTTATATAGTAGTGTTTATGGCTTGAGTAAGAATATTATAGCACAATATATTAAAGATGAACCTAAGTTCTATAATCTAAGAATTTGCGGGTTATTTGATCACAATGATATAGATACGAGATTTATAAAAAACAATATTAATAATTATAGGTTATATAGAGATCAAGTTATATATAAGGATAAATATATGGATTTTATATATATGGAAGATCTACTTTCTATAGTAAGATTTTATATTGATAACACTAACCCACCAAAACTTACCGATTGTGTTTATAAGGAAAAATACTGGTTAAGTGAAATAGCGGTAATGATTAATAAATTAGACATACATAAAGTGCGCATTCAAATAAACGATACAGTTAAATGTACACCGTATATCGGTACTGAATGTAAACTACCTATTACGTTCTTAGGATTACAGGAAGGTATTAAACGAACATATCTTAACCTTAAAGCTTGAAATAATATTTAAATATTATATAATAATCGTATGATTATTGAACATCCGATTTATAATGGGAATTTAATTCACTCCCGCTTTGCATACCGCTTCTTTAATAAAGAAGTGTCACCTTACGGTAATATTGTTGCATTTAGAGCGCCAATGTTCGTTAGTGATAACCTAATCGATCTTGAAGATTCGCTTACTAAAGATTATATTTTTAGTGACGACGCTATTAACTTCTGTTGGGAGATTCCTAATCTTTGCCCTATTGGTGCTGTAGCTTTTCAACGTCTACTTAATACAGCTATTGCAAACGTATTGTCACATATTATTCAAAGACCTATTCAGATGAAAGGTGATGATCTTATGGTTCATGATAAGTTTCTTGGCTCAGATAAAACTGAACGCGAGGTAGGTAAGGTAAGTGTATCTATTACATATTCAAAGGATAATGTAGCGATTGGTCATACAGGCATTAATGTTAATGCTGGTAAGAAAGCTCCAGGCTTTGCATATAGCTCTAATCTTAGTGATGAACAAATCGAAGTATTTATTGCTAAGGTAGTTAACTACTTCAATAATGAAATTAAGGATCAACAAATTGCGACGACAAAAGTGATTGTATGAACTTCTTTGATTTACTAAGAAAATTAGTTTTTAGTAAAAAGACAAACGCTGAAGATCTCGACTACGAAGGTCTTCAAGCGTTTGTTCCTTATATGCTAAATAGATGGATTTCATTTTACGATAAGCCTCAAGCTGTTTTTGTGAATGAAACATTTAATAGGTTTACAGGTTTATTCGATGATAAAAATGAACAATACAAATTATATCATCACTTACTACCTACGTGTAAATATAAAAAGATTTCCTACGTGAAAAAGAAGAAAGAGAAAGAAGAAAAAGAAGATACAAATATTCCTATCCTTGCTCGGAATCAAATGATATCACAACGTGAGGTGAGTATATACCTTGACTTTATTAAAACTCTACCTAATTAACTATATGGCATCAAGAAGTATCGACACACTAGCGCCGATGAGAAGTCTCATCGATCTTTCATCACACTCAGACGGAGATTTCGGTTTAGAGGATTTAGAGCTAACATTTATCTTTGACGATATTGTCTTAGTAGAATATGTAGATTTAGCTCCTGATAAAGACGGAATCCTAAGAAATGGAATTTATATTCCAACAAATACAATGTCAAAGGCGTGGAGAAAAGCAAGAGTAATTCTCGTAGGACCAGAAGTTAAATATACTAAGGTTGGTGATATCGTTGTGTTTCCAAGTAATTTAGGTATTACTATCGCTAATATGGCAATCAAAGATTATGGTATTGTAAGTAACGGTGTATTTTTAAACGAAAATAGAATCTTCGGAATTTGTAAAGCAAAAGAAAATGATAGTAACGCGACAGACTCTTGAAACATTATTACTTAATAATGTACTTGATTTAAGATTTACAAGACGTATTAAGTCTGCTGATAAATCACCAACAAGAAGAATGATTTGTACAAAATCATTCGATCTACTTAATTCTACGAATGGTAAAATTGTACTGAATTACAATCCTCCAAAGCATCAAAAACAAATAAATGAAGCAGTAAAAAATGTTTGTGTTGTTTGGGATATATTAATGCAGAACTATAGAATAGTTTCAGCGGATCAAGTAGACGTATTAAGAGAAATGCCAGCAAACGATGAATTCTGGAAGACATTTAATAATGAGATATACCCTATGTCAACAGATCAAAAAATACAATTTATGAACTCATGAGTTTAGAGCACTACAATAAAATACTACAAAACTTTTTACAATCAAAAGTTATATTTAAATGTGATAATAAAATTTTAAAAACGGGTAAATTAAAATTGTTTAATGTAAAGCAGTATTTTATTAAGTTCTATATTGAAACTGATAAAGGTGAAAGTAAAATTCTTGAGCTACCATATCCGTTTTCTATTGATTATACCGATGCAGGTAGATGCACTCTTAACTATAAAGTTAGCTCATTGTGTAATAATACGCAACCGGTAATAGGAAAATTAAAAACCTGTAAAATAAATTCGTCGCATAAAATATATGATAATGTTGTTAGTCTTACCTCTTTAAATTAAAGGGAACTTCTATATCATTATCATATATGCTTACTGGTCTACTTAGTAAATTCCCTGGAACATTCACCCCTAATAAATCGCAAGTTAAACTCGTAAAGAGTCTAGAACAAGCATTTGAGGAAGGTTATAAATTTGTTGTATGTAGTGCTCCTACCGGTTCGGGTAAATCGTTTATTTCTAAGACTCTTGGTAACGATTCGACGGAGCCTTCTGTAGAATTTCAAGATCTTGTAACATCTTATCAGATATACAAGCACAACAATCTCGGTGGATATCAAAATGCAGATGAAGCGGCAGAAGAAAAGCCATTCGGAGCATTTGCATTGACAATCACTAAGGCTCTACAGGATCAATATAAAGAATTGTTTAACGAAGTAGATGTATTAAAAGGTAAGTCAAATTATCAATGTAGCTACGATAATAATTTTACTGTAGAAAGTGCACCATGCGTGCATATTAAATCTCTTAAGGAAGATTGTTGGAAGCGTAACTCCTGCCCTTATTATAATGCTCGTAATAAAGCAATCATATCTAAGTTTGCAACCCTCAACTATAATATGTTTTTTGCATTACCAGATCACGTAAAGCGAAAGCAATATCTTATTTGCGATGAAGCTTCCGAGCTTGAAGACCAGCTTGTAAAAGCATTTTCATGTCAAATTAATTTTGATTTTCTTAAGAAATCTATGGTTATTGTGAGACCGTTTCCAAGTAATACTGACTACGGTAAAGTAGGTAAATGGGTAAATACTCTCTGTCAGGATATTGAAGATCAAGTCGAAGATCTACGTGATGCTATTGCTAAAACAACAGGTAAGGTTATTACAGCTACAATTAACGAGAAGAAAAATGAAGTGATTCAACTCCTAACTCTACATAGCAAATTACGTGCTATTGTTGATACATGGCATGATAGTGAGTACCTTTTTGAACGAACCGCAAAAGGTATTAATTTTATGCCTCTTAAGGTTGATCAATTATCTAAATATCTTTTTAATTTTGCTGATAAAGTAATTCTTATGTCGGCAACTATTATCGATCCAGTTAATTTTTGTAAGACGTTAGGTATTGATAAGTTCAAATATATTGAGGCAGAGTCAACGTTTGATCCTAAGAAAGCTCCTATATATGCAAATACAAAGATTAAGCTAAATTACAGTAATATGCAGGCAAATCTTCCTAAGATTGCTGAACAAGTAAGACAAATTTGTGAGCATCACATTAACGATAAAGGACTTATTCATACGCAAACAAATACAATTACAAAATATCTGCAGGATAATGTTAAATGTTCGCGTATTTTGTACCGTGAACCAGGTGTTAGAAATGAAGAGTTATTAGATATACATTACAATTCTACTGAACCAACTATTATGGCATCACCGTCTATGTCACATGGTGTTGATTTAAAAGACGATCTAGCACGCTTTCAAATTATTATTAAGGCACCTTATTTACCTACAAATGATAAGCGTGTAGAGCGAATGATGAAATTAGACTTTAACTGGTATACAAATAAAATGCTTAGTTCACTTATTCAATCATGTGGTCGTGGTGTGCGTTCTAATAAAGATCATTGTATTACATACATTCTTGATGCAGCTATTGTTGAAAATATTGTAAAGTATAAGCATAAGATTCCAAAATACTTTTTAGATAGATTTGCGTAGACTAAATACATATGGATGCGTAATTATACATATAACTTCGAAGTAAAAGATTTACTCACGCAATTTTTATGTGCTTTTAATGATGTAGTTGTAAAACGATACGACAACGATAGAAAAGCACGCGAAGATATAGAAGTTCGTTATGTCTTAGCGCCTAAGCAAAGGGTAATGTATGACATTGTTAATAAAGCGCAAAATCTTACATTACCTGTTGTTGCTGTTACCGTAACGGGTATATCACGCGATACAGCGAGAGTATTTAATAAACTTGATAATGTCTATAACCCTCTTAGTGAGACTAATAATAGTACTATAAAGACACCTGTACCGATTAATATCGAGGTAAGTATGTCAATTATAACGCGTTATATGCAAGATATGGATCAGATTCTTTCGAATTTTATACCGTATAATAACCCGTATATTATCTTATCATGGAAAGAACCGTCTGTTGATCCATCACAAATTGTTGAAAGACGCTCTGAAGTACTGTGGAGCGGTAATATTGGACTTACTGAACCAACGGATA